GTTGACGATAGGGTTGATAATACTATTGGCTATAGTCTCGTTCATACGAGCAAAACTAGTGACAGTAGCCTCAGTAGTCAAGACCCAATTAGGAGTATGCTCGAAGAGGCGATCCTGATGATCTGAACTTTCTTCCTTTCCTTTACCGCCACCTTGAGGAGTCCAGTCGCTAATAGCAGGGCAACGAACTTTAGCATCCTCCAACCACATGTACAACGTCACGCGAACGTCCTGGCTAAGGGGAGTCAAAGGGACGATGTTAAACTTACCATAATCGAACAACTCCTTATAAGTGTTAGACGTAGGTAGAAAAGCGGCCATGTAACTCCAAGTAGTTGGTGAGACCATGGGGAATCGCAACTCGACTTGATTGGAAGTAGAAAGATCTAGCTCGACGCAAGGGTATCCGTAAGCTTCATAAACAGTAGAAGGGACGTACTGCAAAGGGCTCAAGTACAACAAAATTCGACCATAGGTAAAGGGAGAGCTACTGACGACGACGCGTGCAACAGATGTGCAATGCAAGAAAGCGCGGTTGTGTATAGCCATCTGGCCATGAACATTGCCGTAAAAATAAGAAGTCAAGTTTGGGTAACTGACAGTGGCGAAGGTAGACCCGGATTGGAACGAGTCCACTAAAAATGGCTTCATCAGCCTAGAATCCAAATACATTTCCTCCATTGCTACATGCGACTCAACGAAACCAGTATCTTGGGAAGATAAACTCTTTGTCTCCAAAGGGACTTCTTCGATAAAGGCATTCTCACCGTCACCTTCACCTTGAGCATTAACCTTCTCAGCGAAATACTCCGCTAAGTCCACGGCCTTACCCATTGGATTGTTGTAAGGGGGAATAACAGCAGCGAACCTAGCAGGGTCGTCGAAAAAGACCGCCGAAAACTGATCAGTGATAGTTTGCGGAGAGAGACTGAGAAAAGTGTCTCTTTCAAAACCAGCGTACTCAACTTGTGCCCAAACATCCTTAACTAAATCAGCTAGGTCGTCGTCCTCATACGGTCTAAGAAACTTCTGAACGGCGTGTAAACAGCCAGTTATGCCTACCAGCTCCTTCCCTTTGGTTTGGAAAGGGAGAATCTTAGCCAAGCGCTCAGGATCTAAGACGCAATTATTCTTAGAGAACCTGTGAGAGCAGAAGGAATACTGGCTAAGACTCTCTTTATCTGGATCAAAAACAGGAACAAGCTCAGGATCGCCAGTTTTTGCATCATTGGTTGGGTTCAAGCCAAGTTGTCGCAAGGCGTTGGCGAATGAGGCCATACATGGGGGGGAATCACGGTTGTAACAAATCATGGCTAAGCAATCGTCGCCTTGAATAAGCTTCTCCAGAAAAGCGTCAGGGAAAGCAACCGACCGGGCATATTCCAATGCCAAAGCCTGCATAACGTAATTAAGAAGCGAAGTGAGAGCGCTGCCGCTCGGGTGGCCAGGACCAGGAAAAACCTCTGAGCCCGCAACCGCTACGTAATTGATCAGTCGATTAAACAAACGGTGCCTAATAAGCCTAGGAGTATTAGTAGGGTGGAAACGCTCTTCGACATTCAAAATGGTTAAGTCTTCCACACAAAGCATAATGTAAAGCAGCCACTCACATATCGGACCGCGAAAAGTAGTGTCAAAGTTCTTATAATCGATCGCAATAACGTCAACGCAATAATCCTTCCAACCCGCTTCAGCCGCTCGAGCGTGAAGCTTAGAGATCATCTTGTCGTGGTAATGCTTTCCTTTGTCGTCTATATCAAACATACCAGAGCTGGCGCGGAAACCCTGGGAAATAGTCTTCAAGGATCGGATGAACCAGCGCTTGAGCAATATGTTATCGTGTAAAGGACAAACTATATACACGCGAGTATTCCCATCAAGGACTTTAGTCACCAGACGAGCTTCTTCTTTGATTGCACAAGTACAGTAACTCTGAGCTAAGTCTCCAAATCGTAAGCGCCGCTCCATTTCGGACAGCGTCTCAAGAAGCTCTGGAGTAGGCAAGATCAAGTGCTCTTGCTCTAAAGTGGCGGCTTCTTCTTGAGTAAGAAAGAAATCACCCTTTCTTTGACCCCAACGTGAGAAAGGAAACCCAGGGGAAGTAGAGGCATCTAACGAACCCGTAGTGTCGGTGCCGCCAACTATTGACGCAAAGGTGGTCTCTTCGGAGGAGACAAAGGGGGCAATGGAAATGAGCTCCTTAGCAACTACCATGGAAGGACAGACAAATCTGGTATTTCCACGAGCGCAGGCAAGTGGAGACCAGCAATATACTTAGCACAGGGGTGAACTGAGATCCCGTTGCTAAGGGCAGGGTATAAAAGAGAGACAGCATATGGACCATCATAAGGGAACGGAGAAACGCCAAGACGAGCCTTGGACAGCAAAGGAATGCGAGCGGGGCTAGGATCAGTACAAACGCCAGATCGACTAAAAAGACCATCGCCGGTGCCAAGAACAGGGGCATGACCAGTGGTGTCTTTACACAAAGTTTGATAATGAGGGCGTAACATTAAACCAGCGACCCATTTATGGGCTGTCTCCAGACCAGCAAGATGCATCCCCATCAATATACCACCAAACTTTGTTTCTTCTTCAGTTTGTCTAATCATCAAGTAGACAGCGCCACAAAGACCGGTGAAAGTAGGGCTAGTACCTGTCCGGTAGTTCTCTTTCATATGCGTAACCACGTGACCATTAACTGTATACTGCGTATTGCGATCTGGAATAAAAGAGGTAGTCTTATATAACTGAACAGGGCCACTATGTGGTCGATAAACCTGGACCACAGGACCAGTCACACTAGAATTCATTGAAATGTGGCCAACGATGTTGCGACACTGTGGGATAGGACGGGTGAGGTGGATGACCCCAATATCAGTACCGGGGGAGTATTCATCTAAAGACCAATCTCCATCCTTATATGAACGTTCGAATTCTGTACCGTCAAACAAACGCCCTTTGAGTGACCAAGTACTTAAAACACTAAGAACGTGCGCAGGGCCAACAATAGTGGAGCAATTAACGGCCAAAACGTTGCAAAGAGGACCAGTACGACCAGATAAAGAAAAAAGCTGAGACGTAATCCTCTCCGCGCTTTTAGAAGCTCGCAAATTCCCAACAGCAGCCCACGGGTCTGAAGTAGCTTGTGCGTCAACTGCGTAGGTACCGCGCTTGATAATCTTACGACGAGGGATTTGGGCTGCCGCTTGTGGAGAGTTATCGTTGTCCACAAACTCGTTCTCGTAATCAGACACGGTTTGAGTAATCGTGCTCCAGTTGCAATCACTTTCAGGAGGGCGCCACTTGCGTTTAACCATGTGGTAAGCGCCGAAAGCTAGCACACATACAGCCAAACCCGAAACAATTATGGAAGGGAGACTAACATCAACACGTCGACGGCAGTAAACGACCTCAGGAGGTTGCTTAGACCCGTCTGCTAACTTCAAAAACCGAGACGTGAGAGGGTAGTGGCTGTCTACATCGTTGATAATCTCAGACGGCAATTCGTATAAAACGTCAAGAACCTCTGTCGCACAACGCTTTTCGACGTTGAATTCATAATAACGGATTTTTGCCGGGGCGCGTGAAAAGAAGTAATCACTCAAGCCCTGCGGTTCTAGAAGCTCTTCTTTACTGTCCAACCTGGAAGAACTGACATTAGACCTAACTGAGGAAGAGGCACTAGAAGACGAGGAAGAAGCACTAGAAGAAGCGCAAGGAACCTTAATATCATCACTAGCATGTGAGCAAAAGCCCGGTTGAACAGCACAACGAGACATTAATTCGACTACGTTCTCAGTCACATCAGACTTGAAAGGGGGAGGAGAATATTCTTCACCTGCCTTGTAGGAAGTGAGCAAAACCGCCAACATCTGGTCATAAGACAACACGGTCGAGCTGGCGAGAGTCTCATCTTTACCAACTGGGAAACCGAACTTATTGCGAGGGATTTTGTTAGCTGACGTGTCGCGAATAACAAAACTGTAGAGCTCGGAGAAAGGTGTCCACGGAATCGGTTTACGAGAAACAGCATCACATATCTTTCTATTGATAACGGTAAATTTCTTGTTCAACAAAGGTTTAACCCTGTAGTTGACGCGGTCACTCACTGCCTTGGGGAAAGATGCTGAAGTACAGAAGGAAGTGATCGCGTCTTTACTGTCTAATTGCAAATTACAACAACCGAGCACAATCGAACAATTAAGCGACATGCCCTTATCCTCGATGTTAGCCATGTTAAGCGATTGCGGAGAACAGGTAGCGAGCTTAAAAAGGAGAGGAATAAAAGGAGACTGGGAAACGGCTGTGTCTCCGTCTTTA